CCACGAGAGAAAACACTTGACGGCGGTCTAAGACAACAAAGAACACGGGGCAACCAGTCACCAACTGTTGTGCCCAACCCTGCCAACGCCATTCCATTGGCAAATCACTTGACTCATCTACTGAGTAACGAGCAGTCGTCTTTGCCTCAACAACAACAGTTGGGGTATCAGCATTGTCCACCCCATCAGCAGAAATCACGAAACGACCGTTTTGATACTGCCACTCTGGTGTTACCAAATCAATGCCCATCTCTTCAGATGCAAACTGCAAACACGCTGGTTCCAGAAGGTTCCCTCTACGCATTGCTGGACTTGTCTCGCGGATAACGGGCAACTCCATCTTGTCAAAATACAAATCGGCGCGTGAGCGGTACGACGAAGCGCCCATCATCACAGGGGCATCTGAAGCCCCGAACACTGCACGACCATCAACTTTCCAACGCTGATTCAGCCATTCAAGAGAGCCGTGAGTTGGTTTTGGTAATAATTTCATCATGTCCCCATTCTGCTTGACGGGTGTGTCAAGGTATTTGCGCTTTAGTCGCGCGTTTTGATTCGCCGAACTGTACCTAGTTAAAGGCGCTCTGTCAAGTTTTTAGTTTGAACAAACAAAACATACGGCGAACCCGTGTACGCATCAAAGGTAGAAGCACTGGCAAGACCCTTCATCAGACATTTCTTTGCCGAATCCACAGTGAACTTGCGAGGTCGCGTAGCCTGCATCGCCCCCAAAGCGTATTGCGCGCCAGAACCAACAGCGTAAATACCGTCATCATCCGACGCCCATGAGTAATCCCCGTCAACTATGTACACGACAGCGTTGACCACAACGACCACCGTAGAATCGTGCTCTGCCACATGCGAACCTTTTGCGCTGTCTGGGCGAGAATAACCGTGCTCTTCAAAGCAAGCGCGTAAAGCAGGAACAAACTTAACCGTAATAAAACGGTCTAACGCTGTGCCATCCAAACTAGGAAAAGGCTTCGGCGGGGCAAACGCATGATGCAACAGGTTAATTGCGCGAACATCCCCAGCCGCGGCAAGCAAATACCGTCCGACTTCCGCGACCTTGGACGAACCTTCCCTCATCGTTGACCGCTGAGAAGCAAAACCAGACTCGTCAATGGTGCTCAAACGCGAGTCAACACCGACAACGGCAAACCCGTCACCCTGAATAGCCACAATCGTTGTCATAGCACCGCTAAGTCAGCCCAACCCAAATCAGCATGAGTGCCAACAGTGAAAGTTAAAGTACCGCGCCTAGACCACAAACCAGACCTGTCTGTCCACCATTTAGAACCACCGTCTAAAGTAGGGCACTGGATACGAGTGTAAGCACCAAAATCAGCAACAGACAAATGATGGCGATGAGCAGTAACCCACAAATCAGGCTCTCTGCCTTCCTCGCGCAAAATCCGAATACTCTGACCCCTAATCCAATCAGCCTCTTTTGCAGGAGAGGGAATGGTATGCCCGTGCGTAAAAGCAACATTCACACCCGACAGAACGCTTGTAATCGTCATCTCATCATGTGGGATTGACCACTTAATATGTTGCAACTCGTCACGGTCAGCAAGGATTCTCTGCAACGCCTCAGCCAAAAACGCGCCAGCATTATCCGAATCACTGGTAATGGACTTAGAACCTCTACGCATCCACTCGCCATGATTGCACAACACCGACAAAAACTCTGCACCTTCAGCGAGCACAGCCCACCGACCAACAGCCTGCGTCCACAAATCCAAAGCCAACAACAACTGCTGACGCTGATTCAACTCAACAGTAAAAGTCTGCGACGCGTAATGGTCGCCACAACCCTCAATCGGGTCGCCCATATTGGCAATCACAATGTTCTCAATGTTTCGCCCCATCTTGCGAAGGTCAGCAACGCGCGTAATCACATCATTAAAAGATTTGATGACATAGGCGACAGTCGCATCAACACCACCGCCAGCCGATTTACCTAATTGCCAGTCCGCCAAACACACTACAAAGGTGCAAGGAACAGCATCAGAAACCTGCTTTTTGGGCGCTGAAGGACGCCATTTAGCCACGCCCTGCCGTATCGCATCAATATCCTCGTCAGATATAACATTGCTTTGCCGACGGCGAAACCTCGCGCGATACGAAAACAACCAAATCAAATCTCTATCGCCATTCTCAAGACGCTTAGATGACTGCCACTTAGAACACCGAACGGTGTCGTCCACAACCTCAAAGACATTTGGGTCTAAGTTAAACCCAAGCAAAATGGAATCCCAGTTACCGTCTAATTCAACTGACAACTGCCCAGTAGAAATCTCGCCACCATCGGAGGTGATTTCTACCCACGCTTTTTCTTTGTCTGGCACCGACTCAGATGCCGACGAATCAAAATCATCCTTAAAGCCCACAACGACACCTGCCTTGTACATGACGACGAACTGTGTCCTCCGACACAATGTAACCGTTGTTTTTCAAAACAGTTGACACAGTAGAAGAACTAAAATGACCCGACTCCAAGGCGTTAAGAAATTCGCCCCTGTCCAAGTCGCTCATAGCGTCAATCGTCTGTCCCATTAAACATTTGCTTTTACGGCTTTCATTAGCCGCCATCAAATCGTCAAGTAACCCCATCTGAACCTCCAGAACTGGCAGAAGGAACCCTACACCTTGCCTGTCACATGGTCGGTGATATGACCGTCTAATTTGTTTTCAATCCGCGACAAACTATCAACCACATAAGCGTGGTCGCTTTGGTTTTCTTTACGAAACGATGACAGAAACGACAAAACTGCCGCCAGCACCACCCCTGTAGCGCCGATAAACGCGACAATGATTGCTTCCACAAGAAACCAACTTAGGAAGCAGAAGGCGGAACATCGCCCAAAACATACTGCCAGTGCCAAGCCTCAAACTCTGGAGACTTTGGATTATCACTCTGCAAGTAAAACCCAAAACGAGGAGCGTTGGCGCACATCCAAGCCATCGCCTTGTTCGCACTGCCCAAACCGACTAACTCGCCTTTTTTGCCTTCAACCGCTAGGTCAATAGCCAAACCCCAACCATGATTAGAACCCTTTTTGCCTGTTGGGTCTGGAGCCGCCGATGGAGACTTGCCCTTCTTGAGAAACCAAGTCTTGCCTTCAAATTGGCGTGTCACCTGTGGCTTGCGCCCTTGGTCAACTAACGCATAACGGTCACGAAACATAGCCAGTTGGTCATCAAACGAGCGATAATCGCCGATATTGCGGAGCGTAATGCCCGCTTTCTGCGCTTCGTCGTACATCGCGTTGAAAGACACCGAAGCGCCTTTCCACATTTTTCCGCCAGTTTTGACGCTCGCGAGAACTTTAGGACTTAACTTGCCGTTGATTTGCTGGCTCAACGCATCGGGCAAAACAAGTTTACGGTAAGGGTACTTCATCGTTATTCGTCACCCATTGTTAATGGCTTGCCATCGGCAGACGATGTGCCAATGAAAGAAGCAACCGTCGGGTCGCCAATCTTGGTGGAGACATAAGAGAGCAAACCAGCGAACATCGGCAACGCCATGCTGGTTAGAGCAGGGTCAACATTGAACTTGATAAGCAAATAGGTCACGATTCCGAGGACACCGCCAGAAGCCGTAGCGTTGGCGTGAAATTGTTTGTTGGTTGGAGTGCTCATTTATTCACTGTCTTTCATCAGAAAACCGCCCAAATGGACGGCGAGGGCTATAACTGAAACCCAAATGCCCCATCGCCGAGTATCGCCACTTAGGGTAATAAGCACGAGTCCGACGCCTGCAAGAGTGAAAGCCAAAGCGTGAACTTCGCTCCAAAACGATTGCATGTGACATCTCCGACGCTATTACTGTGTTGCTAGATACCGACTACGGACAAACAACCACGCATCGGGGAGCACAAAAGATACACATTGCGCCTTAATTGCTACCCACAGGCACATGGTTGCCCGACATAAGCGGGTTTGAACCAATACTAAGGGCTAGAACACCCCCAAATAGCACTAGCACGGTCAAGGACTACTTGACTTTCTTGCCCCCGCCAGAACTAGCCGTCGGCGAGATAGCCCCCGACACAGCCCCAACCATGCCCGAAACAGCCACCAAAGCACGGCGCGTCCCGACATCCACAAACGACCCAGCAGGCACATACTCGTCCAACCCCTCCGAATACACATTCACCGAATCCTCAAAAACATCCTTAATCTCGTCAGGCTGTCCTGACAAAACCGTGACCAAAAGCAACTCCTCAGCAGGCGACAAATCCTCAACCACCAACGCATCAAAAATCGCCTCAGCCTGTGTCTCCGAGACAACATCCAAAACATCCTCACTCAACGCCAAAACCAACGACTCATCCGCAGACAAACCCAACTCCACAATCGCCTCAACAGCGCCACTTATCTGCTCATCCGTAACATCATCCCCCGCCAAAGAATCCACCAAACTCTCAAACTGCACATCCGACAAAGGCTCCGCAAGCACAGCATCCAACACCGCGGTAAACGCATCGTCCGAAAGAGGCTCATCAAAAATCGCTTCCAACACAGAATCAAAGGCTTTATCCGACAAAGGCTCATCAAAAATAGCCTCCAACACCGCGTCCAACTTAGTTTCGTCAAGCAACCCAATATCGGCAAACACAGATTCAGAAGCCACCGCCAACTCCTCATCAGACAAATCCGACGAAAAAGCACCATCAATCACCTCAGCGAACTGGCTGTCCGACAAATCCGAACCAACCACAGCCGACAAAACCGCGCTTATCTCCTGCGGAGTTTCCACCGCGTCAACCAAATCCGTCACAGCATCAATCACTAACGCATCGCCCCCACCAGCATCAATAATCACCGCAACCTCATTGTCTGCTTCCTCCTGCATCTGCGGGGTTGGCTCTGTAATAACAGGCTCAATAACCGCTTCCTGCTCAGGCACGGCGATATCCACACTTGGCAAATCAGGCAGTGCTACGGTCGTATCGTCGGTAATAGTAATCGGCGGTAAAGTGATGGAGGTCACAGATGTTGTTGTACTGGATGGTGATATCGGCTCTAGTGCTGGCTCTGTTGTGTCTGGCTCAGGGAAATAAAAAACCGTAGAAGTCGTCGTAGATGATGAACTGGTAGAGGTAGTCGTCGTTGACGAATCCGTCGTCGTCGTAGAAGAAACTTGTACAGGAACTTGTACAACTGTCGTCGTCGTAGAACTGCTCGTAGAAGTGCTAGTCGTAACCGCGCTCTCCTGCGTCGTAAAAGCCCCATCAGGAACAATCGTCAACTGACCCCCATCCAAAGACCACGCCAACATATAACAACTGTTTCCACCCCTTTCATACATCCAAGAATCAAAAGGCACAGGTACCCCGCTCGGCAAAGACACCGATTCCGTAATACTCCACGAACAACCCGTATCCAACCACCACTCCTCAGCAATCGCATCACCTACGCTAAGAGTCGCCCCGTCGTCATGCGCCAACCAAAACTGCACCGTCTCATGCTCTGGAACCGTAATAAAACCCGAATAATGCAACAAAAACAAATCATCAGGGCACTGCTGAAACGGCTCATAATCAAAGTTCCGATTGATATTATTCTCAATCTCCGAACCACACGACGGGTACAAATCCGAACTCCGCACAGGAATCTCGTCGTCAAAAACATAACCGACCGCTTCTAAACCCTGCACCCCACTGGCATCAGCAGGTACAGAAAACAAAAACAAAACAATCGCGGGCAAAGCCACAATCCATCGGCTACGCATTTTTCCTTTATTGTTAACCAATTAAAAATCCGCCGAAGTGTGCGTATTGGTTGCCATACCATCCCCCTGTGTCAGCACCAATAAAAACATCCACATAGTCATTTACATTGCATGCGATTAAACAAACTAATGAAGAACTTTCTCCGTAGCCTCCGCTTTCCGACAATCTTAATTCAGTGGAAGCATTTGTGCCATTTTTTCTAATACGAAATCTGCTCACATCAGCGTCTTTACCATCAGTTTTGATTGTTCCAAAAAAGAATTGGTACAAGCCAGCAGTTGAGCAGGTAAAACGACCATTGGAAGAGTTATAGGCAGACCCTCTATTAACTATTGGGTTATTTAACAATATGACAGTGTTTGTCTGCACTATTCCAGAGGGGCTTGTTGTCTGGGCATAAAATGCAGGCTGATTGGGGATAGTTATATTTCCACTACTCAATGTCACATTGCCTGTAAAAGTAGGAGAAGCAAGTGTAGCCAAAGATGCCCAAGCAGAACCAGTGTAATATTGAGTAGAGTTAGTATCTTGAAGGTAAGTGACCATCCCCTCAGTTGGAAAAGCAAGAGCAGTAGCACGAGCAGTGGAAGTAGCGAACACCATCACACTCTGGTTCATTAGATACGCATTAACATCCGTAGAAGTCAAAGTGGCTGGAGTAAATTGTTTGTAACCGCCCATATTGTTCCTATCCTAAAAACCTGTAAGTAAGACCAAGACCATATTCGCCTCCATACGCTGATGCTTGTGGAGTTGTAAATACGGCAGTGACATAACTATTAGCAGGGCAATAAACAATCGCTGTGTTATTCAAACTCTGATAGTTACCACCCAAGTCATAAACAGTATGTGTAACAACGGACTTTCTGACTCCGTTAACTGCAAAATGAACATAAGCGTGAGAAGCATTTAGGTTTCTAGTTATCAATGAGTTAAACGAACACAAAACATAACCAGCAATAGGGACAGTAAAACGCCCGTTACCTGTATTAAAAGCACTTCCAACATTAAAATATGTATTAGGTGGGATAACAGGAGTGCCAGAATAAGAAATTGCTACACCACCAGTATTGTCCCCGTTGTAGCAATACTGGTTAGGAGAATTTATCTGACCTGCCACTGCAAGAGTAGAACTAATAGTGAACGAACCGTTTACCGTTGCAAAACCATCGCCTACTAACAAAGTGTTGCTGTTGTTTGAGCCAATGTTTACATTTCCTGCGTCTGTTTTTGTACGCAAATAAATACTGGAGTCGGAAGCGGTGTTGTGAAGTAGCAAATACCCACGATTACCCTCAACCGCACCCCAAGCAGTAGCGCCAGACGACCACGAACCAATCGTTAACCCTGCTGATGGTGCCGTTAAATTAACATTTGAGAATGTTGGTGATGCGCTTGTAGCAACCGACTGCCCAATACTGGCAGTTACCGCACCTGTAGTGCTAGACACAGATACCCCTGTGCCAGCAGTCAAACTACTTACACCACCAACAAAATTGCTCCATGCCGAACCTGACCAATACTTAGAAAGTAAAGTGTCTGTCTCAAAAATAAACTGACCCACATACGGAGCAGTAGGGCGTGTAGTTGAAGTACAAACTCCGGGTCTAATACCTGACGCATTATTAGAAATAGCCATTATCTACCTACCACACCAAAACACCAGTAAAAGAGTTCCAAACATGATTACCACTTATGTTGTATGCACCATCATTAGATATACAATACGGCTGAACATAGTCACCTGTTTGCAGATATATAGAAGCACTCACATTGGCGTTTATGTCTGTTGCCCCTAAACCATTCTGTCTGTCTCCGTAATGCAGCCCATTCCCATTTTTATACAGTGCAGGCATGAAATAATTACCAGTGTCCAAGTTATAAACATTCAGGTTCAAACTAAAGTGATACACGCCCATTGCAGGTGCCGTAAATCTATAGTTAGAAGTGTTGAAATGACCACCAACATTAAAAAGAGTTGCAGTGTGATAAATAATGTTCGCATTTGCCAAGCCGTAGTTCACAGCAGGGTAAGCAGAGAACGCTGGCTGTGTTGGATTTATCACAGTTCCAGTAAATACAGGAGAAGCAATGTTCGCTTTAAGATTATCAGCAGTAGTAACAAATGCAGTAGTGGCTATTTGAGTAGTACTTGTTCCAGCAGTAGCAGTAGGAGCAGCAGGAACTCCCGTAAAAGTAGGAGATGCTGATGAAGCATAGTTATTAACCCACGCAGAACCATTCCATACAAACTGGAGGTTGGTATCTGTTTCGTAAACATGCTGACCATGATAAGGAGATGCAGGTCGTGTAGTACTAGTACATACTCCCCATCTGACCATAGAAGCAGCACCTATTTGTTGAGAAATACCCATTACGGTTCCTCGCTTGCAAATCGTTCTTGATACGGCTCAGGAGTGTTACCTTCTGATAACCACAACTCATAAGCAACAAAATCCGCATTTGCAGGGTCGGGTGGAATAGAAGAAACTGTACCGTCATCGTTTATTCGTTCAATGTAACGAGCAAGTGCTGGGATATTAGGTGGACACCACACATACTGCGTCAAGTCACCTTCAATATATCTAGCCATTTTTATAACTCCGCAGTCTGTGTTGAAGCAATAAAGAAACTCAAAGCATTATATCCACCACTAGAAGCAATAAAAGCAAAATAAGAACCATCTGCGGTGGCGTTGTAATAAACATTGCTTCCAGCAGCCAATAAAGATGTTGCTGGATTTCTCCACTGGATGCTAGATAAAGTTATAGTTGGGGCTGCTCTAAATGGCACACGCATGTTTTGTGAGCCGTAATAATAGTTTGCTGGTGCATAACCAATAGCAACTGGAAGTTCGTTTGCTTGTCCATAAGGATAATTCTGGAAGTACCTCATGCACAAATGCAATTCAATACCAATGGGTCGTTGTTCAAACGGGGTTGGCTGGTAGTTCTGTTCCAACTGCACACCCCAAAAATCAAAAGTGTTTGACTGAATACCAAGAGAACCAGTACGACTGTTGTATGTTGAACCGCCCGAAACCCACAAATGCAAAGCCAAATAACCATTATCAGAACCAATAGTTTTACCTGAAATAGAAGGCGGAACACCTGTCACCGTGTAACGAACCCACGAAGTAGAAAGAGTCACTTGGTTGATGTATGTGTTCACATCAGCAGAACCACCAGAACCAAAACCTTGCACAAATTCAACAGAAACTTTTGGTGTGCCACTTGCGGCTTTAGCCCAAAAAGAAACTGTTACTTGCTGACCAGCGGATGTTCGGACATCTTCAATTCGTTGCACCAAAATAGAAACAGCAGTAGATGATGTTTGTCCTGATGTTACAAGACGAGCAAAGTTTTTTGGTTCTTGATTGGGGATAGCGTTTCCAGCAGTGAAAGTTTGTGCGCTGTAAGTTGTTGTTCCGTCAGAAGCAAACATTCGCCAACGGTCAAAACCGTAAGCCCCGTCTGTTGAGGTGCTAGTAAATGCTCGTTGGTTGATGCCAAAGTCGCCGTTGATGATTTTGTTGCGGAATCCAAGTCCCGCAGGCAACAACGCCGACGAACCAAGAGCAGAAGAAATACCCATCAGTTAGTCTTTCTCCAACCAATTACAGTCACATTCACAGAAGAAGCCGAATCAGAATAACCCCAAATACGGTCAGAACTACCCGCTGTCGCATTCCCCACAAGCACCAAAGCCGTGTCCAACACAAGAGTGTCGTAACCAGCAATCGGGAGTGCATGCAAAAATCTCCCAGCAGTACCACCCGTCGCTGAATCGTTACCAATTCCTAAATACACAAGCCTGTCATTGCCAGTTGTATTGCACAGGATAATTTGCTTAACAATCCATGTGTAAGTGCCCGAAACGCTACTTCCCAACGCCGAATCGGTCGCCGAAAGTTGCACAGGTCCAAGTAGCCTTGCTTCTGCTCTGTCCCCAGTTGCCATGACTAAACTCCTACATCCATAACGATTATTGCGCTGAACTTGCCGTCGTTCATTGGGTCTGTTGATATAACCTGATTAACCCAAGCAGACCCAGAGTACACCAAAGCCTGCCCCGACGCTGGAGACGACAAAGCCACATCCGTCAAAGAACTAAGCGAAGTCACCCCAGCAATAGACGCCCAAGACGCACCGTTGAAGTATTGAACACTATTGCTGTCTTTAAGGTACGAAACCATACCTTCGGTTGGGGCAACAAGAATTGCTGAACGGGTCGTGCTGGTATCAAAAACCATCACAGCCTGACTCATCAAGTAGCCATTTACATCGTCAGAAGCCAATGCGGCGCTTGTAAAATTCTTCCAACCCGAACCAGAAGGCATTTTTTACACCAGACCGCTTGGTTCTGCGTCTTGACGCTCTTTGCCACTTTGAATATCTGCATCCAGAACTACTTGTTCACGGTCAGCAGGGATTGAGGTTGTGGTTGGGTCAGCAACCATTCGTGCCACTTCTGCTGTGAAGATTTCTTCCATAGCGAGGCGACACCGTTCATGGATTGCATTATCAATCCAATCTTGAGGGTCGTAGCAGACATAAGCAAGTGCTTTCAATTCTGCATCTGTGAGTGTAACTGTAAATATATTCATATTTTTCCTTTTTTTATCCTATTAACTCAATAGAAAATTGATTAAAGCGGTCACCTGATTGGTTGTAAAGAGTGCCTTCTTGAACACGAAAAACAATATAACTATTAGCACTAATTGTTACAACACTAATTAGGCAACCTGTCTCATACACGGAGGCTTCAGAATAAGCCTGCCCTCTATGTGTTACTGAGTTTGGAGTATCAGTATCAACACCTATAAAAATACGCTTTGTGCCACCGCCAGTGTTCCAAAA